TCGTTAGCCAGGGGAGCCAGTCGCACCAGGTTGTTGGTCGGGTCGCTCCAGCGGAGCATGCCCCAGATATCCCAATCAGTATTGTCGACAAGATACTCGGCGAGATGTGATCCAACGAAACCTCCACATCCGGTGATCAAGGCCTTCATGAGTAGATCCTCATGAAGCGATCGAAGACGCCCTCGATGTAGGCGACCGAGCTCTCGGTCATGCCCTGGTGGCAGCCGATCGACAGCCCGTGCGTCATGATGTGCGACGCGACCGATAGATCGGTCGCGACACGGTGTGGGAACTTCTTCATGGCCGGTTGGTTGGCCATGTTGCCGGCGATGATGGGCCGGTTCTCAATCCCGTTCTTGGTGAGCCAATCCGAGAGCGTCTTGCGATTGAACGCCGCCTTGTCTCGGATCGTCATGGCGAACCCGAACGGCGACGAGCCACCGGGCATGCGTTGGAGCGTGAGGTCTTTATGCTTCGACAGCACGTCCAGCAGTCCCGCGTGGTTAAGTTGCCGGGCCGTGACGATCTCGTCGAGCTTCTCGAGCTGCACCAGGCCGATGGCCGCGGCGACCTCGGTCATGCGCAGGTTGTAACCCATGTCGATGAACAGGAACTTGGGGTCGATCCGCGGGTGCTCGGCGGCGATCTGAGCCTTGTCCTCCCGGTCTCGGATCCAGCCGTGGCTGCGCAAGGCGCGCATCTGGTCGGCGACCTTGATGTCGTCGACGCCGACCATGCCGCCCTCGAACGTCGTCATGTGGTGGCTGTAGTAGAACGAGTAAGTCGACAGCGTGGTCGCTGTATGAGCGCCCAGCGCCTCGCAGTTATCGAAGACGGTGGGCAGGTTCCAGGTATTGCCCCGGTACGGGTTGCCGTAGACCGAGATTGGCACCGCGGCCTTCACCTCCTCGACGGGCGCGGGGATGTTCATGTTGAGCGACCACGGGTCGGCGTCGCAGAACACGGGAATGAGCCCGCACTGGATGACCGGCCACACCGTGGTCGGCCACGCCAGTGCGGGAACGTAGACCTCATCCCCCGGCTCGAGCAGCCTCGACATAGCGGTAATGGCCAGCAGATTTGCCGAAGACCCGCTGTTACACGCCACCGCGCGCTCGTAGCCGAACTTGGTGGCGAAGGCCTCCTCGAACTCGGCGACCTTCTCCCCTTGAGTGACCATGGTCGAACGCATCACGTCGACCGCGGCAGCTATCTCCTCTTCGCCGAACGTCGGTTCATGCAGCTTTATCATTGTAGGCCCTCTTGAGTTTCTTTTCGGTCATCTGCTCGATCTGGCGCCGAGCGTGATAGCCGAACTCGCGCGACACCATCTCGAGGTAGCGCGGGTTGCTGTAGTACGCGTTGAACGACGCGTCGCGGAACCCGACCACCTGGTCGCTGGTCAGCTTCGCCGTCGGCAGCGGCTGGCAGTCGTAGCTGTGCTGGCTGAAACCCGACCAGGCCGGGGGGAGGTCGCCCGGCGGGGTCTGGAGCCAGAGCGGGCTGCCGGGGTACGCCATGGCGCTGTAGAAATTCGCGAACTCACAGTTCAACCCCATCGCCAGGGTCGTCGTGTCGATCATGGTCTCGACGGTGTCGTCGGGCAGGCCGTAGATGAAATTGCCGATGACGCGGATGCCGGCGCTTTTGATGTCGCTCACGACCTGATGGATGTCGTCCTTGTCGATCGGCTTGTCGGCGCCGTCGCGTACGTGCTCGCTGCCGCTCTCGATGCCGAGCGCGAGCCACCTGATGCCGGCGCGCCGGAAGAGTTCGAGGTCTTCCTTCTTGACCGTGTCGATGCGCGCGTAGGCCCAGATGTTGAGCTCGCTGGCGAACGGTAGCGCCGCCAGGCCCTCGCAGATCGCCGTGTAGTGGCGCTTGTTGAGGACGAACATCTCGTCGGTGATCTTGAAGATCTTCACGTCGTGCATGCGGTAGAGGTACGACACCTCGTCGATCACGTCAGCCGGGTCGCGCATGCGGTAGGCATGGCCGCCGAACGGCGCGTTGATGCAACAGAACACGCACGCGTACGGGCAGCCGAGGCTGGTGTAGATCGAGGCGTACGGGCTCCTGGGCGAGCCGTCGAAGCATTGCCAGTTGTGGGCACGATAGTTGTCGAGGCTCGGCAGCAGATCCCACGCGCGCCCGTGGAGCTCCTTGGGGCCGATCAGCAGCGCCGACTTGTTGGCGCGGTACACGCCGTTGTGCAGCCAACCGAGACCGAGCACGTCGAGCTGGTTCATCTTACCTTGCAAACCCAGCAACACCAGGTGGACCGTAGCTGGCCCCTCGCCGGTGCAGACCCAGTCGGCCTGGCTCTCGCGCAACGTACGCTCGGGCAAAGCCGCGACGTGGCCCCCGACCAGGATGATGTGGGCATCGGGGCGCATCTCCCTGAGATCCGCGGTGAAGCCCAAGACCTCGGGCATGGTGTGTGTGGATGCATTTGGTTGATGACCGTACGCCACCACGCAATACAGCCGCGCCTCGGGCAGATCCTTGAACGTCGCGATCTGCTCGTCTTGGATCGCGACATCCCAGCCGCGGTCACGGCAGTAGCCGGCGATCAGGCGCGCCCACAGCGGCGGCTCGATCGCGGTGAGCTCGCCAAGGTCTTGATAGCTGGCGCCGTCACCTGGATGGATCACAAGGAGGTCTAACAATGTCCTGCTCCTTCAGAATTTCGAGTGTGCGCTTGATGAGCGGCTCGAGAACCATCTCGGCATAACGTCGGTTCATCTCGTGCTCGCGCCGGCTCTGCACCAGCGTGTCGTGGCGGATCTTCGTCGCGGTCAGATATCCCATGGTTTCGGCTTCCCGTGAAAGATGATGGCCTTGGTGTCGTTGTGCGCGTTCGCGATGTTCCGATTGAGTGAGATCTTATAGCTCGGGAACCACTCGGGCGGGAACGTCGGCATGATGCTGTTGGCCGCGATGTAGTCCTGGTCGCCGTGAAAGATGTCCATGGCCCGCGGGATCCACCGCTGGTGCAGGTAGTCGAGCACGCCCGCGTCCCAGACCATGACCGAGCTGTTGTAGGTGTGGGGATTGAGATAGTCGCGGATGATGCAGCAGTCGCCGTGGCTGTAATCCACGACCGGCCCCAGGTCACCCGTGATCGTTATGTCGAGGTCGAGGTAGAGCACCCGGCCACTGAACATGCCGGGCGTGAATAGATCGATCTTGCCCCAGAAACCAGGCTTGTCCGACCCAGACAGGATATGGGCGTTGAAAGGTCGCTTGAGGTGCTGCTCCACCATGCCGTAGAGGCGCTTGACGTGGTCGTGGGTGTACTCGCCGCCAGGCGTGAACACCGTCGCCACGGTGAGCAGGCTCTCTATCCTAGCAAGTCCCTGGTGCGCCCCGACATCGACCGGCACATCCGATGCCATTTCGTTTCCTCCCTAATCCCTTGCAAGAGGCGATCGACGATCTCAGGGTCTTCCATGAAACCGCCCATCGAGTGATTGCCGACATACGGCCCTGGTATCATCGGGCAACCACAGAGCACCACCATAGAGAAACCTATGAGGGATGCAAGCTTCCTCGCGCCCCATACGGACCCGCCCCTCATGCCGGTCGATGGCCAGACGTAGTCGGCGCCCTTGACCGGCGCGTGCGTGGACACCGGGCCGAACCGCTCGACCTGGGTCTCGAGCCACTTGAGCTCGACGAACCGCTCGGGGTGGAAGGAGTAGAGCGCGAAGGCCTTGAGCTCGCGCGCGGCGCCGTTGACGGCGATGACCGAGATGTCGGAGTAGATCTTGAAAGCCGCGGCCAGGTCGTCGTGGAGACAGGCCGCGGCACCGGCAACGATGCACGTACCGCTGTGCTGAACAGAGTAGGGCGGGGCCGAAGCCCCGCCCTTGAGACCCTGCCGAGGGGGGATTAGTTCCCCGACGAGATCGCACCGGTGGTCGCAATGCCGTATTCCGCGACGTTGACGTTGCCCGCCGAGGCGGCGGCGTCGTTCGCGATGACATTGGTCACGATGAATTGAGAGACACGAGAGATCGTGCCGCTCCGAACCGCGGTGGCCCATGTGACCAACGTGATGAGGTCGCCACGCGCGAGGCGCAGGTTGTCATCGACGTTGTTGAAGTAGCCGGCCGTCTCGACCGTGACTGGAGTGTCCAGCGTGTCGAGGCGATACGTGCCGAAGCCGTTGCCGTCCGCGAGTTGGGTGAGGTCGCCTGTGGCGTAGGTCATAGGTTCCCTCCTTCCTACGTCACGATGACGCTGGCGGTGTCATCGATGTTCGCTTCGATGACGCCAGTGTCGTCGATCATGACGGCCTGGCCGGACATCAGGTGATTGACCCAATGCGCGGCGCGGTCGCCGTGCCAGGTGATATCGGCGGCGACGCTGTTGTTGCCGGCGATGTTGCCGGCCGCGGCAGCAGACGCGTAGCCGATGGCGGTTTGGTGCCAGATGAAAGCCTTGGACGCGCTGGTGCCCATGCCGGGCATGCCCGTCTGCATCTTCCATTTGACGCCCATCCAGTCCCGCCATTTGCCCATGCCAACCATCGGACCCTGCGTGTAGGCCTGGCCATCGGCACCGACAAAGTCGGAATTCTGGAACTGTGGGAGAACCATGAGCTGGCTCCAGAAACGCGGGCTCACGACGCCGTAGATCTGGCCGTCGTTGGGCACGTCGTTCGTCCACAGGGCTTCGACCCAGGTCAGCACGGAACCCAAGAACGCAGCCGCGGTGCTGCCTTCCGTGATGCCGATGACCGCCTGGGAGGTGGTGTCGAGGACCGTGGTGATCTGGTCATCGCACTTGCGGCCGAGAGCCATGGCGCCGCCGTTGGCGTACGCCTTTCTCACGTCCATGTTCGTTTTGGCTTCGTCGAGCTTGTCGACCCAATCGCCCGCGTAGAAGTCCACGAGGACACAGCTCGGGGCCGTGTGCTCCTGGTTCATCGGGGTGATGGTGCCGTGTCTCGCTTTCGTGACCGCGACGCCGGTTCCGATCTTATGGAACGAGCAGGTCGAGCCGACGATGCCGCTCTTGTGGAAGACTGCCGGCATAAGGTACGAGCCCTTACGCTGGAAGACTTCATGCACATCACTGTTGTATTGAGTGATGAAGCTTTGGTCTACTGAGGTGGACATGCCTGTCCCTCCTTTGGTGAAGAGGAAGCAGGTCTTCAGGAAGCCGGTGCGGGTGTTCGCGGGAAGCCGTTGCCGGGGCCGCTATGCGCCCTACACCAGGGCATCAGACGTTGCAGGATCGGAGCAGGGCCGTTGCCGGGAAGCCGCTCCGATCCGCAAGTCTATACACTACATCTTGTTTTCGTCAAGCTTATGATCACCACAGAAATCGCTCTCGAACATGGTCGGCCAGCCGTTCAGGGTCGGCGCGTGCTTGCGGCATCGGCCGATCGAAGTCTCGGCCATAGGATCGGCGGGCGCCTTGGAGACGAACCACATGCAGGTTCGACAGCTCATCTTGGCGCTGCGGTGCTTCCAGTTGTCCGCGACAGCGTTGTTGTCGGCCGTAGCGGTACTGCTGCCCTCGAGCTCGCTCATACCGTCACTCCAGCCTGGCCGACGACGGCGCCGCCGCCGTCACGTCTGGCGATGAGCTCGCGCTCCTCGTTCGACAGCTTGTTGGCCATGGCGCGGTTGCCGGCGCGATTGGCCTCCTCGGCGCGCTTACGCACGTCGAGGATCTGGTCGTCGATCGTCTCGCGCTCGGTGTTGTTCAATGCCGGTCCCAAACCTCCATCACCCATCTCACGGCCGAGCCGCGCGAACGCCTTGATCAGCAGCGGGTTGTCCAACACGTAGCGCCCGGTGCTGTCCTCGAGGTGCCTCGCGTCGGCGAGATCCTCGCCGAAGTACGCGGTCAGCGCGCGGTTCTGATACTCGATGTTGGCCTCGTACTCGTTGCCCCACTCGGTGCGCAGCGCGGCCTCGCTCGCGCGAGCGTGCTGCTCGTCAGCCTCTTTGATGTTGGCCAGGTTGGCGAGATCCTGAGTGACCACGCGATCGACCGCGGCCCTGGCCTGGGCCGCGGTGTAGTGGTGCTCCTTGAAGAACGCCGACCACTCCTTGCGATCGTCGACGCTCTCTTGCGGGAGCTCCACGCCATCGGGCACCTCGGGCCACCAGTACTCACTCTCGTCGGCCGGCACGCCGATGGCCTTGTGGTACTCGGCGAGCTCGGCGTCGTCGGCGTTCTTGCCGGGGAGTGAGATGGTCTTGGAGAGCTGCACCCGCTGGTCGACGTTACCTTTGACCAGATCGTCGAGCGAGTTGAACCGGCTGGCGTGCTCTTTCAGCTTGGCGTCTACGATCCCGTCTCGCCAGGAGGTGTCGGTGTCGGCTGCCGCGGCGGCGGCAGCGGCTTCGTCCTCGGCGGTTTTGGCAGCCGCGGCAGCGGCGGCAGCCTCGGCATCACCGTCGCCATCACCGTCGCCATCCCCGCCATCGCCATCGTCATCACCATCGGCGAAGAGACAAAGACGCTGCTCGAGTTCGTAAGCCGGATCGAAATCAGTCGTCGGTTTGCGTAGGCGCATCGGTAATCCCCTTGTTCTGCTGTGTCGGCCGCTGGGCCGGCGGTTGGATATGTATCGTGCGATTGATGGTCAAGGCAAGAGCTCGAGCGCCCTCGGCTGCCATGACGCGGTGCGGGTCGATCGGGCTCGGCATCGATGTCGCGGTCTTGCCGACGTGCCCCCACGCCATGATCTGGCGCAGCACGCGCTCGGTCACCTCGTTCGCAAGGAACGTGGATCGGAAGTCGGCGTGCATCTGAGCGGGGTCGTAGGGCTCGGCCGGCAGGAGTGCGTCGTCGAGACCCTCGAGGTCGTCAGGCACTCGCCGCTGCCGCGGGCATGCGGATCTTGGGTTTGTCGCCGGGCTCACCGCTAATGGCGTAATGCTTGTCGATGATGCCGCGCAGGATCAGCGCCTGCTCGGCGCCCAGGTTCTCGACCAGCATGTCGTAGTCGATCGACATGTTGCCGCTGAACCCGGTCTTGATCCCGAACGTCTCGGTGAGTGAGCGCAGCTTCGCCTTGAGCTGCTCGCCCGCCTCACGCGCTGTCTCGATGCGCGCCTCGGCGCTCTGAGCTCGATGGATTAATTCTGTCTCGTTCATGGCTGGGCCGCTGCCTCCTCAAGGGCGGGCGATCCAGTGGACCCTTGGATACCGCTCGCCTGTGCTGCCGCGGCCATACCCTGGCCGGCGACTTTCAGGTTCTCAAGCTGTTGGGCGTTTGCCTCTTGCTCAGCCATCGCTTCTTGCGCCTTCGCGCGCTCCGAACGCTTGGCTTCGACCTCGCTCTCGCTGTTCATGAGATCGAGCGGCAGGCCGATCGCGTCGGCGCCAAACCTCGCGTATTTATCCATGTTGATGATGTCGAGCACCTCGGGGTCACCGGTATTGCCGGCGTAGTTGACCAGGCCGTTGAGCCACATCTCGGCCGCTTGGCTCTCGATCTGCTGGCGCACGCGCTTGACCGGGCTCTCGTACTCGAACCTGATGTTCTGGCCCTCGAGCTGCTCGGGGATCGGCAGCAGCCGACCGGTGCGCATCAGGATCTTGAAGGCGAGCTGTACGATCGGCGCCGTGTAGTCGGTCTCGAGCCGGCCGAACACCGGGCCGATCTCGCGAATGAATTCCTCTTTCCTCTGAATGACCTCGGTCGCCGTCATCTGAGGCCCCATCACCGGGAGCTGCAGCACGTTGCGGAAGAACGCCGCGAAGATCTGCTCGCGGATGTCCTGCTGCATCTCGCGCGTGAGCGGGACGTTGCCGCCGTTGCCCACTTCGAAAAAGGGATTTTTGCCGCCGGCCGTGGTCGGGTCGTAGTACAGCAGCCCGCCGGGGTAGGTGTTGTACTCGGAGAAGATGCCGTCGCTCGGCACCGCCAGCGCCGGGTCGGCCGCGCGCTGGCCGGCGACCAGCAGCGTCTCGCCGATGGCCTGGAGCGTCAAGCTGTCGGGCAGCCCGATCATGCCAGGGCTGCGCCCGTAGTCCTCACCGGAGCTCGTGTCCCACCTGGGCACGACGAACGGGAAGTCTTCGAAGCCGCCGTTGTGGACGATGTGCTCCTGGGCCACCTCGATCCAGGTGTCGGTCCAGGGCAGGTTGCGACCGAGCAGCGCGCCCTTGAACCCGCGGTCGCGTATCACAACGCAGTGAACGAATTCGATCCGCTCTTCGCCGCGGTCGTTGCCGCCCTTGGTCGTGAGGAGCTCGCGGCTCTCTTTCGACAGCTTCTCTTCACCCCACACGCCGGCAGCCTGGCGCACGCTCAGCTTACGAAAACGGTACATACCACGGGGAACGCCAGCAGCGTCGAAGTAGACCAGCCCGTCCTTCAGATGAACAGACTGGAAAAGCAGGCTGTCGCGTTCCGGCGTCTCGTTCTCGAACAAGACGCCTGTACCGAAGACCACCAAGTCCAGATCGCATTCGCCGGTGGCCTGGCCAAAGCGAGATCGAGGGTCGTCGAAGGCCGCGCGGATCTTGTCTTCACAGTCGTTGAGCCAGTACTTGACCTGCTCTTGCTCGTCGAGCTTGTCGTCTGTGGTCTTGATGAAGAACCATTTCTGGCCGTCGGGGCGGACGATGCCGCCGAGCGCGTTGGCCAGTCCTCGAGCCGCCACCATGGGCGTGCCGTCGAAGATCTCCTCGGTGCGCTGGGCGCCGTCTACCTGGGTGGACGCAAAGCCCTCGCGCCTGGGCAAGAGCACGCGCGCGAGCTCATCCCAGTGGTTGTTCCAGACGCCGCGGTTGGAGCGTAGGCTCCGAGCCCGCGCGATATGCTCTTTGACGCTATCGGGCATTCCACATATCGGTGATGCGGGTGATCATGGTCTCGCGTGTCGCGACGTTGAGCTCGCGAACGCTCAGCGCCGTTTCACGTTTCTCCAACGCTGTGTTCTGTATCTCGAGCGCCTTGAATTCGATCTTGTTCTCCGTGCGGGTCGCCGCAACCTCGGCCAGGCCGGTCTTGAGTGAGGCAGCCTTGTCGGCGTGGGTCTTCTGCTGCTTCAGCTCGGCCGTCTCGATCGCGATACGGCGTGTGCGCAGCATATCGGTCGACTGGGCGTGCGCGCGGCTGTTGGCGTTGGTGACCTTCACGAGCTCGGCGAGCGCGGCCTCGGCGCCGACCTGGGTCTTGGCAGCCGCGTTGCGCTCGTCGCGCAAGAGCTCCATAGCCGCGCCGTGGCGCTTGGTCGCGGCATCGAGGCGCTTGATCTGTGTTCCGATCTCTTTCGGGTCCAGGCTCGCGACAGCGTCGGCGAGACTGGCGGTCTTGGGTGTGGCTTTCGCTCCGACCATGTTACAGCCTTTCGATGACGCTGATGGTGTGCCCAGCTTCGATGTCGAAGTACTCGGGGTTCTCGGCGCCCATCATGCGACCCTCGGTGCCGTCGTTGAGCGCGGTGACACCGGCGCCCCAGGTCACCCAGGCCTTGGCGTCGCACATGATACGAACCCTGCGCTTGACGCGCTCGCCGTTGGGCTGGCCGATGATGGCCTCGCTGGGTGCGGCGGTGTCACTGATCGCGACCGCGCCCTCCTGCAGGACTGGCCCGACCGCGACCTCGGCCGCGGCGGTCCAGACGGTGTATTGCATTGTCGCCATGATCAGCTCCCGGTGTAGGTGTCGTCGCTACCGCTGCCGAGCTGTGATCCGCCGCGGGTGTTCGCGTCGCCCATCTTGGCGCCGGTCTGCACCAGGCGGGTCTTCGCCTTCTTGCGGTTCTTGGTGATGTTCTGGAGACGCCGCTTTTCCTTGGCCGCGGCGATCGCCTCGTCGTCACGTTGCGGCAGCGGCTCCAGTGGCTCCACCGCTGGCGGGCTCGCACTTTTGAAGCCTGGAAGAATTCGCATGCGCCTGTCTCCGCTTCAGATGATTGTAGAGCTGCCAGGGCGTCTGAGCCCACGGCGCGCGGATGCATAGTACAGCTTTCACCAACCCAACGCAGTTATTAATCATGAGCGGCGAGAGCACGGGCCTGGTGCCCTGCATCGTGTCGATGACGGTGCAGTCGTTGTCCTCGTAGAACGCGACGGGATCCCAGTCGACGCCGGCGAGCGGGTCGACCACCGGCACGCCGATCTGGGCGTCGATGCGGATCCAGATGTCGTCGACGAGCACCACGGCAAATACGTGGCTGAAGCCGTCCTTGAGATACCGACCGAGCGGATGGCGCTCCTCGCCGCTCGAGAATACGAGGACCGCCCTCATCTACCCATGCCGGTGTGGTCGGGGTGCTCGGGGTTGTTGGGGTCGTCAGCCATCAGCGCACCGGTGCGCCGCTTGTTCTCAGCCCTGCGCGCATCGGTCTTCTCTTTGTAATCCGCGGCCTCTTTGTCCTGCTTATACTTGGCGTTGTGGGGATCGAACATGCCGGTGCCACCCATCATATCGTCGACCTTCTTGGCGCCCGGCTGGAACTTGGCGACCAGCTTATTGCCGGGGAGCTTCGCGAACATGCCGTAGCCTGGGGGTAGCCTCATCGTTTTCTCCGCCGATGTGGGTGTAGCCGTTTCTGTCTCGCTGGTCTGGTCCCTGGTCGGAAAACCGGATCATGCATTATGACGCCATTCGCAGCGCGTGTCCGCTCCTCGATATAGTCGGTCAGCTTGTCGGCCGTCCAACCGTTGCGTCGCTCTTCCTCGTTGGGCTCGATGAGCACGCGCAGGTCGGGATCGATGCCGCGTCGCCGCCTGCTGGTCTTAGCGGTGCTGCGCATGCGGGTTGTACCTGCTGTTGGCGCGCACCGGCGGGTTCACGAGCCGCTTCTGCACCAGGCGCGGGAAGAGCTCGCTGAAGGCCCACACCAGCGCGTCGACGCGATCGGGTGAGCCTTCGCCCTCGTACCCGCCGGCGGTCATCAGAACCATCTGTGCCTCGAGCTCGGGGAAGCTGCCGATGTGGCTGATCCGGCCGAGGCCGTACAGGCTCGAGATCGGCTCGGCGCGCACATGCTTGCCGCGGGACGCCACGACCTGGACGATCGGCGCGTTGGGGTGGACCGACCTGATTGTGTGCGCCACGAGATCGCCGCCCATATTTCGCTCTACCACGTAGGCGTCGGCTTCCCACTCGTAGAACATCACCCGCGCCGCGGTCGCCCACTGCGCCGGATCGCCACGCATCGAGGCGTCGTCGAGCACGTAGCCGCGCCCGTCCATGCCTTTGCCGGCGACGATGATGCCGTGCTCGTCGGAGTACTCTTCGCTCGAGACCGCGTGATCGATGCTGACCAGGATGCGGTCCATCTCGGGCGCCTCGCGACGGCGATGCTCTCGGATGTTGTTTAAATTCCAGATGGCGCCGAGGGCTTGAGGCTGGTACTCGCCCCTCCAAATATGTGTATATCGATCCGGCACATTTATCTTGTCGTACAGGCGCTCCTGCTCGAGCACGTCAGGAAAAAACGGGTTGTCGTAGTAGTTGGCCTGGATGACGATCGCGTCGGGTGGCGGCTCGGGGCCACGGAGGAGTTGATCTACCGGGTCCGTTGCAGACCGCGGGTTCCAGCTAAACCACAGCTCCGAGCCTGGGGAGCGGATCGTGGGGCGCAGCATCTCGAGCGACCCGGCGGTCATCGTCTGTGCTTCCTCCACGTACCCGATCTCAAAATTCTCGAGTGATTTTACGCTTTCCTTGGTGTGCTCTTGCATGCCCTGGAACAGGATGAGCCCGTCGCGCAGTGTGCGGATCTGTTGGTCTTGGACGTTGAACTTGTCGGCCACGCCGAGGTCGAGGATACTGTCCTCGATCAAAAGCTTGACGCTTTCCTTCAGAGATTTTTGCACCTCTCTGACACAGACCAGGCGCGAGCCGGGGTGCTTGATGGAGTAGTCGACGAGCTTGCGCGCGAAGAACCAACTTTTGCCGCTGCCCCTTCCGCCATGTGCGCCTTTGTAGCGTGACGGCTTCTCGAACGGTTCGAAGATGTGCGCGGTCGGGATGACCAGGTTACTGCCGTCCATCAGTCGTCCTCGTCTCGAGGCTCGGGCCGGATGTAGTGGTAGGTGATCGTCGTCAACTGCGGGCCTTCCTCGTCACCGCTGATCGGCTGCACCGGCTTGCCCTCGGTGCGATCGACGAGCTTCTCGATCGTGGCGGCGTCGCCATTCATCGCCTTGTGGAACATCTGGCGCGCCAAGCGGGTGGCGTTAGTCTCATCAGGGCAGTCGTCGAGCACGTTGACCGGGTCGCGCGTGTCCAAGATGACCCGAAGCGCATCGGTCACCGGCTTGCTCTTGGGGCGCCCACCGGGGTTGCCGCTGGTGCCTTTCTGGAACAGGCCTCGGTGATTTTTCACAGCATCTTACCCACGTTCTGCCTAAATCCCTCGTGTCGCAGCGCCAGGTCGGCAGGCGTCGCCGCTACCTTGCCGTCGAACGACCCGTACCTCATGCGGGTGCCGCCGTATAACCCCATGCGCGTGTAGCCCTCGCGCAGGGGGATGAACAGCGTCTTGCCGCTGAACTCGCCGTACTGGCCTCGAGAGCCACCATAGAGGCCGAGGCGCGTCATACGATCTTGATGGCGGACCCGGCGCTCGGCGCGACGGCCAGCACATCCCCACTGTAGATCACCACGCCGTCGGCGCTGATGTAGTCGTCGATGACACCGCCCTCGCCGTCGGCGTCGCCGCCGGTGAAGATCACGACCCGGCCGATGAGCTGGTCGTTCTCGTAGCCGGCCAGGTCGGTCGTGACCGCCGAGGTCGTGCCGGCCGACACCGATGTCGTGGCGCCGTAGATGATGCCCTTGTTGAGATCGGTGACCACTGTCGAGATGGCCGCGGCCACGGCGCTGGTGGCCACACCGCTGATCTGGGCACTGATCGCATACGCGCTGGCCAGGATCGTGCGGGCAATCATCTCGGCGTCGGTCGGCGGGTCGTACTGGGTGAGCGCACTGAGCGCGGCGCCCGACACCTGGGTCGCGATCTTGCTGATGGCGTCGGCGCTGAGCACCGCCGAAGTGATGGCGCTGGCCGCGAGCGTCTTGGCCGACACGACCTGCGCGCTTGTGGCGATGGCGCTGGACACGATCGTGCGCGCGATCATCTCGGCGTCAGTCGGGGGATCGTAAGAGGTGAGCGCGCTGAGCGCCGCGCCCGACACCTCGGCCGGCGAGGCATTGGCCACGACCTGTGTCGAGGTGGCGTAGGCGCTCGAGAGGATCGTCCTAGCCGCGACCTCGGCGCTGGTCGGAGGATCGTACTGAACGAGGGCCGACAGCGCCGCACCCGACACCTGGGCCGGTGTGGCATTGGCCGCGACCGCGGTGCTGATGGCGTAGGCGCTGGACAAAATCGAGCGCGCGATGTGCTCGGCGCTGGTCACATAGCTGGCCGTCGGCATCGTGCGCGCCGCCACCTCGGCCGAGGTCGGCGGGTCGTACTGGGTGAGAGCTGACAGCGCCGCCGCTGATTGGAGCGAGGGGGCATTCGCCACAACCTGCGCCGAGGTCGCATAGGCTGATGCGACCTGCGTACGAGCTGCCACCTCGGCGCTAGTCGGCGGGTCGTACTGAACGAGCGCGCTGAGCGCCGCGCCCGATGTCTGTGTCGCTATCTTGCTGATGGCGTCGGCACTGAGAACCGCGCTCGTGATGGCGCTGGCCGCGAGCGTCTTGGCCGCCACGGCCTGGGCGCTGGTGGCGTAGGCGGACGTGGCCAGCGTGCGCGCGATGACCTGGGTGCTGGTGACGTAGGCGCTCGCGAGCTGCGTCCTGGCCGCGACCTCGGCGCTGGTCGGCGGGTCGTAGGCCGTGAGAGCTGACAAAGCTGCTTGGGACACGGCTGCCGCGTCCGCACCACCGGCTGCACCGGCGATCTCGGACACGACCGAGCTCGCCACCGCGGCCGAGATGTCATCGACCTCGACCGTGAACATGGCGCCGGCGATAGCCGACACGACAGGTAGGGCAGCGACCGCCGTCGAGATGGCGTAGGCGCTGGCCAAAATCGTGCGTGCCGCCACCTCGGCGCTGGTCGGCGGGTCGTACTGGGTGAGGGCCGACAACGCCGCGGTCGACACCTGGGCAGCGGTGGCGCCGCCGGCCGCGCTCGCGATCTCGGACACGACCGAGCTCGCCACCGCGCCTGAGATGTCGTGCTCGGCGAGCGTGAACATAGCGTCGGTGATGGTGCTGACCACGGGCAAGGCCGCGACCGCCGTGCTGATGGCGTACGCCGATGCGAGGATCGTGCGTGCCGCCACCTCGGCCGAGGTCGGCGGGTCGTACTGGGTGAGAGCTGACAGGGCCGCACCCGACACCTCGGCCGGCGAGGCATTGGCCACGACCTGCGCGCTGGTGGCGTAGGCGCTCGCGGCCTGTGTCCTGGCGAACACCTGACCACTGTCGACATAAGCGCTCGCC